CTGAGACTTCAAACTCTAAAACAGTTACGGATGCTATCTTAACTCATATCTCTAAATTACATGGTACCAATAATATCGGATTCTTCATGGCCGAAGGTTCCGATTGGAAGTGGAGACTGAAAGACATTGCTTGGTCTAATAATAAATACTGGGATGAAGCTTCTAAGGAATGGGCAAAAGAATACAGAAACAATAAGTGTGTTCACATAGAAAACATCTACGGATATAATGATTACTACATGGTTAAATCTGGAAAGGCTTTGTCTGCCCAAACTGAAGACTTTGAGATTGCAGATGATGCATCGAAAAATCAGATAGGGTCTGCGTTTAGGAAGCATGCCAAAGGCAAGAAATTAAATAAGGTTTTAATGACTAAATTTGGTAAGGCGGTAGCTTAATTATTGTGGTTATAAAGGATATGTGTCTTATAACAACAAAATATAAGAAAAGCGTACAAAAAGTGCAATTATTTTACATAAGCGTGTTTACAAATATGCTCAGTGTGATATAATATACATATATTATTAAGGAGATATTATGGCGACAGCAACAGAAATAGCGGCTAAGAAAAAAGCCAAGAGGTCAGAGAAAAGGTCCAAAAGGCTTTCACTTGACCAAATTCATATGGGACCTGAACCATTCTGGGAAGAAGGTGTAACAAAGAAATATACTAAGTCAGAAGTAAATGTTGAGTGGACTAAAGCAGCACACTGGTATAACTATTACTACAAACTTAAAGATTACGTACCTTATGTAATTAGATATGCTGAAGACATTGGGTTCGATAAAGAACAAATCCAAGCTCTCAAGGCATGCCAAGATTATAAATTAGTTGGTGGTTGTAAAGCGGTAATACGTCTACACTATCGTGGTTGGGAACATACTGAAGAACAGTATGCTAGAGTTAAAGAACATCTATTGGAACAGGTAGAAGAAGGCAAAGTTGCTTTATTGGAAAAGAAAGAAGAAACTAAAAATGCCCCACCTGTTATATCTATTGCTGAAAGAACTAGACGCAAGATGATGGATACTATCTATGCCGCTTGGGATGAAACAATTGTTGATGGCTGGATGGATAACAAATACAAAGAAAAGCTTGATGTTTATAGTTTATTTAAAGAGCATCAATTAAAGGGTAATGCAATTGCTCCATTTCAAAGAATCATACAATCAAGTTATGATGAAATCAGTGATGCCCTTAATAAGAACTGTGACCAATGTGTAGAAGCTTTTTCACATATTACTACTGCCAATAAGAAAAAGATGTTAAAGCAAATGGATGCTATCTTTGCTGACTTGGAGTCACTGAAACTGTCATTTAAGGCTAGTAAATCACCTCGTACTGTTAAGAGAAAATCTACAGACGATCAAGTTAAAAATCTTAAATATAAATCCGATGATACAGACTACAAGATTGCTTCAATCAATCCCGTCACTATCCCCGGTAAAGAAACTCTATTCATCTTTAATACAAAGAATAGAACACTTTACCAGTATGTTACCACTGCGACTGCTGGTTTTGAAATAGGTGGAACGTCTATTAAAAACTTTGAGCCTAAATTATCAAAGTGTACAAGGTTGCGTAAGCCTGAGGACATTCTGCCACTTATATTAACCAAGACACCAAAACAGATTGAGTCGCAGGTGTGGAAAACAGTCACAACCAAAGTAAATCCCTGCAATGGCCGGGTGAATGGAGATTGTGTATTATTAAGGACAATATGAATGAGATCATAGAACATAAAATAATGACGAAGAAGCGATTTTCGTTAGCAGTGGAGACACTTGTATCAAAGACACCTAACACATCTTATATAGATGCAGCGGTAATGGTTATCGAGCAAAGAGGAATGGATTATTCAAACCTGAAAAGGTTATTAACTGATTCACTTAAAGCAAAGATAGAGAACGAGGCCCATGGTCTCAATTTAATTAAATCAAAAGGTGGCAACAAGCTACCAATATAGGAGAATATTATGAGCAATGTTATTATCCCATCATCTGATGAAGATAAAAAGCGAATCAAGGGTTGTATTGAAGAAATCTCTAATTCAATGACGCGTATGGCAGCAGAACGAGAGTTCATTAAAGAAGCCATTATATCGTGTTGTGATGATGTTGAAATTGACAAAAAGTACTTGAAGAAAATGGCAACTATCTACCACAAACAGAATTTAAATGATATTGTGGGTGAGGTAGAAGATGTCGAAGCCCTATACGAAAGTGTGATGGTTTAATATGATTGATCCGTTTGAGTCATACAAGTTATATAATGCTTTGAAATTACACTTCGAGCAAGCAGGCTATGATGCCTTTAAATATAACTTTAAAACAAATGTGAAGCCGACTTCATTTTTAAAACGGAAAGATAAGTACTTCTTTGCAAAGGTTGCAAGGCAGTATGAAAAGGATATGATGGGTTACTATGTTGCTAACTTTAAACATGGTGTATCATATGTCGGAGAAATGATCAACGAATGTGGCGAAGAAAACTATAAGAATCATAAAAGAATTTTAGAGAGTATTCATCGTCACTTTTCAGTTGATATAAATATATTGAGTGAACAGAAAGGTGGTTTTGAAGAGCTCTTTGAGAGTTATGATAACCAACTTCCCTTGGTCATTCAGTTATGGATGCAAGAAGAGATTAGTTTAGAGACTGTTGTTATTCTTAATTCCTTATTGGGATTTGTACCTCGTGAATCTTCTAAAATAACAGACACCATTATATGGCCTGATATGAAGAAAAGAATCGAAAAGTACACTCCCTTTGTAAGCTTTAATTCAGATAAATGTAAAAATTTATTAAGAAAAGGGTTTACAAATTAACACAAATGTGTTATAATATACATTACATTATGAATAAAGTGGATAATTCAGTAAATACAATGCAATATATGGAGAAATAATATGTCATTTGCAAACTTAAAGAGCTCACGAGGCTCGTCAATCGACAAACTCGTAAAAGCTGCAGAAGCAGTATCTACCAATACAGAAACCAAATCATATGGTGATGACCGTTTCTGGAAACCTACCAGAGATAAAGCAGGTAATGGTTTCGCGGTAATCCGATTTTTACCATGCATGGAAGGCGAAGACCTACCATGGGTAAGATATTGGGACCACGGATTCCAAGGGCCTGGTGGACTATGGTACATTGAGAACTCCTTAACTTCTATCGGCCAACCTGATCCTGTATCAGAAGCCAATACCGTTCTATGGAACACAGGTAGAGACGAAGATAAGGTAACAGTAAGGGATCGTAAAAGACGCCTACATTATGTGTCAAACATTCTTGTGGTATCTGATCCTTCCAATCCTCAAAACGAAGGAAAGGTATTCTTGTACAAATTCGGCAAGAAAATCTTTGATAAAGTGATGGAATCTATGCAACCTGCATTTGAAGATGAAACACCTATCAATCCTTACGATTTCTGGGAAGGTGCTGACTTCAAAATCAAAGTAAGAAAAGTGGAAGGCTGGGTGAACTATGATAAATCAGAGTTTGCTGCCCCAAGTGCTCTCTTTGGTGGTGATGAGGATCGTTTAGAAGAAGTGTATGGAAAACTTTATTCCTTACAGGATTTTCTTGATCCTAAAAACTATAAGTCTTATGATGAACTCAAGGCAAAGATGAATAAAGTCCTAGGTATTGACGCTGGTCATGCTCCTATGGCGGCCCCTGTAGTTGAAAATGTAATGGAAGCCCCTGCGGCAACTAGTGCATATGCAACACAGGATTCACCTGAGCCAGCGAGTAGTGATAGTGATGAAGATGATACGTTGTCTTACTTTGCTAAACTTGCAAAAGACTCATAATAAGTAAGAGTATGGGCTTGGCGTCTAACCTTGAAACCATA